CCGCATAAACCCTACATAGCGGGCATAAGTGGCATAGCCGACATATGCCTCAGGATTGATTTCCTTTATTTTTTTGATAGTAGGCGTCGTGAGCATGAGGTCCCCGACCCCCATATTCCTAACGAGTAGCACACGGCAGGGACCTCTGCCCTTTATATAATCTCCTACGAGAACCTCCCCAAACCCTTTCCGCCAGAAAAATCCGGTAGCCCAGCAGAAAGGTATAGTGATAGGTTCCAGGCGTTTGAACTTAAACGTCCTCCCGCCATAGTTAACAGTAGTATCCCGATTCGACACTATCTTATGTAACGTGATGGGGGGGTCTTCTAGAAAATTACCCCTAGCTCTCAGAAGTAGCCCTGTCTCCGTGTCCGTTACGAGGCTTTCGCCTCTTTTTACGCGGATTTTTCGCGGGCTGTTCCGAAAGTAGCTTAGTCCCTTCACTTGCGTTAGTCTCATCGGATGTTTCCTGCTTACTCTCTTCATCAAGCCGCTTGGCAGCTTCCTCAGCAACTTTTTCCGCTATTGCGTCAGCCGCCCCTTCAGGGGCAACGAGACTGAGTAGCTTGTCCAGTTTGGCTCGGAGTTCCATATTTTCGGCGTGGAGCTGTTGATTGTCGTCTTTCAAAGCGCGTATTTCAGTATCCAACGATGCACTTTCGTCGCCAGGAGGAGGCCCTTCAATCAATGCCCCCGAATGGATATAGGGGTTGGCCACCCGACGCGGGAGGTGATAAACCCTCCCAGGAGTAAGAGAATATTTTTCCCTCGCAGGGAATGTTCTCTTATCCAGCACATCCCTGGATGTGGGCGGTGGACCTGCATCAACAATAATCTTCAATGCAGACACCTTGCGCTTAGGATTCATGTGGACAGGCACAAGCTCCTCGCCATCAGTATTTTGAAGCATTTTCATATCCTCCATCTATAGTTTATCGGATCTACGATCATTCTTCTGCATAGGGACCAACATTGTAAGCCAGAACCATCAAATCAGGGTCTGCGACTTCCATTCCTGCGCTGAGGGGGACGGCAATCTCAATGACGCCCCCATGTACATTAGTACCCGTCTGGACATGAATGTCCTCCTGGATCCCCCAATAGAGGTTGTCCCACCGAGTAAGCAGGATGTGAGACAGGTTATCATCCGCGCTGGAATATGGTGACACGGCACCGAGGTCCGACGCAATGACAGACGACCGCGCCACAGGAATCCCCATCGGGGTGAATTCCTTATCAGTCACAATCGCCGAGTCTCCCAATGTGGTCGGAATAGACCCCAATGACCTGACATAATCGTCATAGGATCGGTGGGACATAATCCAAACCAAACCTTCGGTGCCATAGTCCTTGAAGCGGGCAGGCAATGATTCCCACATCTCATAGAACAATGTCTGGGATGCGGGGGCACCATTCCAATCCACAACAATACCTTCATCCTGAGCAATACGGAAATACCCATCATCCAGACTCAGCGCACTATCAGCAGAATAGACTCCGCCTGTTGCATCTGCCTCAAACGCATAGCGCTCCAGCTCAAGAGCAATCGCAGCCATCAGAATAGACATGGAAGTACCAAGATACCCATCCTGTTCGATGTTGTTCAATAGGGTTTCCTGCGAAATGTCCATGTCTGCCTGGAGCCGGTTCGCCGTCAGTTCGCGTTGGGCACGGTCCGGATGGACTAGATAGCCCGTTGCAACCGCTGCCGTCTTTGGGCGCAATACATCAGACGTGAGCGTGAGGGTCTCTATAAGATAACGGCTTGACTTCATCTTCCGGAACTGGCAATTCTTAAGCAGATTGCTCTGGCCCATCAATAGGCGAATAAATGCATCTACCTGATCGGCGGTTAGAGCACCAGCATCGCCGAATGCCATTGTATCGGCACCAGTAGCCTTGAGCAACCTCACACTGAGTTCATTGTTATCCAACTTAATTACACCTCATTAATTTAACGTAAGGCACCACTACTAACCTATCGTTTCGGCCTGAGGTCAAGTGTTCCTATGAATGCTGACCCCAGGGTGCGAAGGTCATCATCCTTGCCCCTTGGCTTTGCCTTCTCGGTTGTCTCGGTATCAAGGACGGATGACCTCCCAATTGTGCGGAGCTCGATATTTTCCACCCTGGAATTAAGCTCATTAACAGATTCTAAGACTACTTTCTTGAGGTTCTCAATCGCCTCTGCGGTCTTACTAACCGCTTTATCATCCCCTGCATCGTCCGTGGTGTCATTCCCATCATTTGTTGCACCATCATCTACGGGCTTATCAGCAGGGGCCTCATCAGGAGCCTCGGTAGTAGCATCATCTGTAGCGTCATCGTCGGTCTTAACGATCTCATCAATCTTTGTTTTCAGCTCATCAAACCCCTTCAGCACGGGGTCAATGGCGTCTTTGACTTTCTTTTCGACCACAGTTTCTACGGTCTCATTCACAAGAGCAACGATCTCGTCCTTGCTCATTTCATCAACTTCCTCCTGGGTAGATTCATCTACGCTTTGCTCGGTTGTTTCATCTGTGCTCTCATCGGTAGTATCATCTTTACTTACGACAATCTCAGTTTCTATCTCAGGGTTATTTTCTATGACTGCCATATCTGATATTTCATTTTCCCTTCCAAGAGCATATTCAAGAATAAGCCCAAGCAAGGATTTCTTGCTATTACTGGCTTCTTCAATCACAGTCTTAACCCCCACTGCCCTTGCTAAGCGCTTCATACGGGCAGTAATTCGCTTTTGGTCTTCCTTGCTATATTTGGCCCTGTTCTTTGCCTTGCCCCAATAACGAAGCGCGGCGACGGCATGCTCATAAGTATCCATTGGGTAAGCATAGTTCACTGGGTCGGCAAACTTGCTGTCAGGGACATTCTTCCACCTACTGGGTTTAGTGACATTACCGTCGGGCCTTATAGAAATATTGTATCTATCGGACCTTCTCTGTTGCGCCTTTTTCTCTGCCTCAGTCGCCACCTTCTCAACATCGTCGCCTACATCGTCATCGGCGGCCACGTCGTCATCAGTAGCAGTAGCAATCAATTCATACATCTCCTCGTCCAGATCATCTACGTCATACTCCCTAGGCATGTTGTCCCAATCTACTGACTTAGCCATCGCGTCCAACCACCCCATGTCCTTACCTACTTGGATATAGGTATCGGGGTTAGCCGCCATGCCCTCTCTGGTAATCGCGATGTGGTCAAGCTGTACATCATCAATGATGCGAACGGTCTCGGCCCCATCAGCGGCCCATTTTGCGGCCAAAATACGCCCGCCTACTGACAATTGGTACTTCTTGCCAGCCTGCAGGTTCCTGTACAGCTTCTTGGCTTTAGGCTCATCCTCATCGAGAGTGGCTTCAATATATAGCTTTTCATCTTCATCGAGCCATAGCTTCTCCACTGTACCCAGCTCAGAGAGAATATCAACATGATGCCCAGGCAGAAGATCAATACCACTGAATTGGGTCATCTTTTGTAATGCTCTTGGGCTCATCTTTTCATTTTGTTTATCTCTAGCGGTTGAGGATGCCACCCCGACAATCCTCAACTTACCATCTTCGTCTGATTTTGCAAATTCTGTAATAGGTACACCAAATTCAAACTTAGTAGCCATAGCGTCAATCTCCTTTTGGCTAGGTTCTCGTCTCTTAATCCATTTATTACCCCTTTTTGTGTAGATTTTAGCCCACTGCGCCCATGCCATAGCCGCAGCGGACGAATCTGATATATTTGGATTATTTCTTTTTATAGCATCATATATCCTTGCCCAATGATTCACCTGGGCAAGCGTCAATCTCGCGCCATCATGGATACGGAGATGCTTAGGGACATTGCTTAATTTGTCCCATACCTTAGTCATTATTGTCATCGTCTTCACCAGAAGCATTATCAGGTGGGACAGCTCCACCACGGCCAATCAATTGCAATATAACCTTTACGGGCATATCCGCCAACATCCCCAGTTGCCTCAGCGAGAATGCTTGCCCGCCAGGTCCTCTCAAGAATATTTCATCTCCGCCTTCAAGCTTGCTAGCCCCAAATTTAGCACGGATTTCGTTAGGAGTAAAAGCGTTCGTCTTAGATATAATAGACAATATCTCGGCCTTTTCCTTTGAATCCACCAAATCCACCGGCTCGAACTGCACCGCAACGGTATCCAGACCAGAATACTCCAATCCGCCGGTTTCTTCATTTCTAACTATCTCAAAATAATACTTGAACAACCCCGTCAGAATCGAAGATATTTGGCGCTGCGCGGGCCTGACTACATTTTCCCTGAACGTTCTATCTTGGGCTTCGCTTGCAGCCCCCTCTCCCTCGCCATAAAGCATTACCTTATTCGGCGGGACACCACACGCCATGCGTATCATAGTTCTGCAGAACTCTCTGTAGCGCGTAAATTCAGCATCTTCCGAGCGTTCCATACCCAGACGCTCAATTTGAATGGGGAATTTGCCATCTGGCCCCCAATAGCCTTCCGGTAATTGCTGTATCAGGGTCTTATGGGTTTTCTCACGCACCGCACTCCGGATATTTTCCTCTAGATTTCGAGCAACGTCGTCCAACATGAGCCCCTCAGACACAAAAATAATCATCCTGGGGACGGTATTGAACTCAAAAAATCCTATTTGGTACTCCCTCGCGTACCTATCACCCACAATTTCCGCGAAAACAGGGACAAAATCAGGCACACCATAATATGACTGTGCAGGCGAACCCTTCTTGAAGTGAAGCAATTCATTTGATCGCCCGCCTGTTATACGGTTACCCCTTGGTTCAACATCCCCAACATTTTTGAACTCGGCTACGGCTTCATTGCCTATAATCTGGACGAAGCCCGACCTATCCTGCTTGACGCGAACCGTAGTGGATGGTACATACACAAGATCTACTATTCGGTCATTATTCTTAATATCCCTTACTACCTCTATGTAACCATTACCTGTAGTTTCCACATCCCTCCAAACGGAATCCATGACCATATTGAGCCCGCCTAGGCCACCGGCGGTCTCAATGACCTGCTCTGCTAATTCCCTCTCATGCCGATATTTTACCTGCAGTTCGTCGGCTTCATCCTGGGTAATGCCATCCGGCATACCCACCGTGCTAATATCCTGCTCGAATTGCTTGCTGGGGACTACTCTAATGCCTGTCCCCAATATCGCCCTTACCTTGGCGTCAACTGCCGCTTTGACAGTGGCATTGACCTCATATTGTGATGCCAATACCTCCAAGTCATATCTGGGATTAGCATATTTGATTGATGTCTCGGAGCTAGTCGATGGTTTTCCAGGGATGGCTACACTGCCTGGAATATCGGTAGTCTTGAGCTTACCGCTAGTATTAGCATGGATGGCTTTCTCAAGCTCATCCATCAGCGATAGTGCTTTGGTCTCAATGATTTTGCATAGTTTATCGGCAGGGGGTTTCTTACCCATAACTGGCCTTCCGATGGGGTAGCCCGTCGGCCCTGAGGATGAGACTGTTGCAAAAGCGGGCACAGCCCGCCTGCGCGACAACTTAGCCACTACCCAAAGGCGTTGGCCATAAGGGGGTCTCAGGCTCCCCTGCCAACAAGGTCATGCCTCGTTGGCGTAGATTACGTGCAGCATTTAATTTGCAACACGGCTTGACTATCCTCGCGAGCTACCCCATTGAATATGATGTGGCCAACCAAGGGCCTCTATGGGGTCTGCATTATAAGCACGATCACACCGGCCCTTGGTTGTGCCTGTTGGTTGTGTAGTGGTGCGTGGGAGCCACCTCTAAAGAGGCCCTCCCAATTAACATTGGCAACAGGAGACAATATTTGCACAAATTATGTAAAAAATTTGTTTGCAGGGGATTTTTACGAAGAGGTAAGTGCTATTAGCGGGACAATTTGGCTTTGAGGTGTTCTATGATTGAATAAAATTTACGTCTGGAGATACCCATTTCGGCGCAAATTTCGCGCATAGAAAGACCCCCCCACAAAAGCTCCGCACACATCCGATACTCACCATCTATTCCTAATTCTGCAAGGAGCTTCTGTAGGCTGTCATCCATAGATATTCCATGTACCATGCGACCACAATAAATCACTATAGGCCTACCACCTATCTTCCGCCTCTGCTCATTCCTTTCCCAATTCCTATTAGTATATGCAGGGTATTCACACCCTCGGTTAGAGACAGTGGTCAGCAGACGGTCGGCAGCCTTTTCAAGCTCCGATTCAGTCAGGTTTATGTTTTTGTAAATCCAACGATCCCTTCTGGAGCACATCAGAATCTTTCCTTAGATACACTACTACCTTGCATATTGTTATCCCAGGCTCAACCTTGAAATTTTGATAAATTTCCACGCTGAAGTTACCTTTTGCTATTTCATCTAACACCTTCGCCGCGATTTCTTCCCTGGAGAAAATTTTCATCTCCAACCCTCCCTAAATAACCGTTACTTTTTTTGTTGTGGGGCCTGAAATTATATCCCTAACTGCCCAGCAGGCGTAAGCATGGCTATAAACAGCGTCATCGTGGGCACCCGTATCATGCCCATACCTTGGTATGGCCTTAGTGAGGTCTACCAGAAATGCAGACAATTGGTCCTCCAATAATGTTGCATCAATTGGGAATTTTATCAGCCCTAAATGCCACAATTTACCCATAAATTCACCAAACATAACATCTTGGTTAGCCAACGTAGGGTTCTCCACCGTCACAACCGGCCTAGGCCCACCCCACCGGTGCCTTATAGCCCATTTTATGAAGTCGCTTGCCTCAGGCCGTTCCACCGCCAGTGCCCTAAACTTGAAATCATCATACGCCCGCTGAACAGCCCTTTTCAGGGCAACATCATCATTCAGCACTTTCTGCCTTACCAAATAATAATGGGCAATCCATGGAGAATCCTCGTCCTCCGGTATGGCCGACCTGACACAATCTTCGTAGACGGCAGAAAGCAAGTCCATAAGCAATACTGCATCACTATCGTCTTCATAATCCTCAGGGAGCTGGGGAGGGGGGCCTGGAATTACCTTACACACAACCGATAAAACCGTATCATCGCCTTTTGTTTTCTTTACATCACTTGCCTTATCCAATCCCACGCCGAAAATAAGCTTATGGAATGGATGTTTCCTCTCAATTACCGCAATAATATCCTCAGGGGGCCACGACATCTTATAGAGGGGGATCATCTCATTATCCACAACTTCAATCGCTTTAGCCTCATTCAATGTAGTGGGGGACACCAATAATTGCCCACCAGAGAGGGGTAAGTTCATATGTAAGTATTCATATCGGCCAGGCTTATGGGCCAACGCCGCCTTCCGCCCCTCCAACCATTCCTTAGTGACAAACGGGCTTTTATTCTCCGTTCTATAGTCAACAAATAGTCGGGGCTCTCCATTAAGATACATCCGATAGTAATTATACACAGGGCCGGTTTTGGCCCCTATCTGGGACGAAATCACATTCTGGGCTGAGGAAGCCTCCGTCTGGCTCATAAGGAATTCAGCCGCCTCCTGAATATCCTCCGTGGCCTCATGGAGCTCATCAATTGCACATATTCCTGTAACCGCCCGCCCCTGCACTGTAGCACTACGGGCAGGCATACAAGTTATTTCATTTCCCCTTGACGGCCATGCAATAAAATTACCCCTAATTTTAATGTGCTTATCGGCATCGCCGATAAGCACATTCAAGGAAGGACTGGCCTTGATGATGTCCACGCATTCGTCCATTATGACTGATTTACTTTGGTCCCTGGAATTGCTAAGGATGGTAGAGGCTTGGGTCAACCACGTACAGAAGCGCCAGAGGATTATAATTACCGCGTTGAAGGATTTCCCGTCCCTTTTGGGGTAAGAAAATACAACAGTTTTATAGACGGGCACACCATTATCGTCTAAGCGGCAGGCCTCACGGATAGCCTTTTTTTGCTCAGGGTACAATTTGACCTTACCGAAGGGTGTCCAGAGGCAATCTTCGGCGAATGCCACAGGATCCCAATGCCATTTCTCCACCAGTTCATAAGGGGCTTGTACTAACGAATCAGTCCACTGCAAACTTACATCCTACTCCATGCCAAATCAATCGGCTTCGTCAGAATTACCGTCATCAGAATCATCGTCGTCAGAATCATCATCACTAGAGTACTCCCCTTCAATAAGGGCCTTTGGCTTACCTGCTTCCGATATTTTTCTGATGGTTTCAATAGCATTTACGTCACTTCTCTCTATCATTCTATCCACGAGTTTGAGTCGCATCTGGGCAGCTACAGTCATCCCCAACTCACCCATCAACTTATCCAATCTATTCTGCATTTTCTGGACTTCCCTATAGGCGGGCTGAGTATGTAGCAGGCCGTCTTTTTCGCCACGATAAAAAAGCCCTACCGACTTTGAAATAAAATTCCAAACACACAATGCAGCCGCCATCTCACATATTTGGCTTATCACCAGCGCATGCTGGTTGGGGTCAATGTAGTCTATTCCCTTTAGCCCCTTTTTCGGATTGCCAATAATATAATCAAGAGTAGATTGATACGCCGCGCGGGAGACAACTCGCACTCATCCCATGCATAGCAATGTGGGCCGCAAAGCATGTGTGCAAAACTTGTTCTTAATGGTTTCAATAGTCCACGCTCCAATCTTCGCTGGGGATTAGGGGGCCATCCCTCAGCCTCTAATTTGTCCAGCACCTGGAAAACTTCGGGTGGATAATACCACTTATACACACCACCGGTACCAAAAACCAAAACCCCCGACCTATGCAAGCCAAAGGTCTTGAACCTACGGTCCATTGAACCCCGCCAAGTTACCCCATACCTCGCCGCTATAGTATCTCTGTCCACCCATCCTTCGGGTAAATCATCCTTGTGGATGGCAGTATACATTAAATCTTTATCATCTCTCCACTTCTCCAACGGTTTCATCGAAGGCTTTATATCACTCATATGTAACACCTCTAGCCCATTATTGTTCGGGGTACATTATACCGTGGCTAGCATTTACCGTCATGGTAGGTCTTCCTCCCTGAATACGCGCGAAAGAAAAGGGCATACCGACTCATCGGGCTTTTGTTTATACTCCCTGCAAAGTACCCACTTATAATAAGGGCTATTTCCTTCAGTGCATAGGGCAAACGTATAAACCAATCTGTCCCCAGCGGATTCGATAAAAACCTGACGGGCATGAGGATGTGGCCGTGCAATGCCTTCAAATGTAAAGCCCACATATTTCTCCGGCAACACGGCAGTGATTTGCTCAATAGCAAATTGCCGTGTAAAGCGCGGGGGAATATATGGCTCGAAGCGAGGGACCTCTATGCCCCAGGCCTCCAGCACCCGCCGAAAATATTTGCAGAATACAGGGCCGTGGGCATCCTTCAAGCCATCCGGTGGGTTCAAGTCTTGCACGTAGTGGGCGAATTCGTGAAGCACGGCTGCCTCACTTACCGGTGGCCTAAACACAATAATGTGTTTCTCATCATCATAATAGGCGGGGCGCGTTGGTCGTCGGCTGAACCATACTGGGGGTGGCTCAACATCGAGCAGACGGGCTAATTCTTCAACCATCTGTTCAGTCTCTTCCTGGCTCAGCATATTATGCTCCAATGCATTCTCAGCGAGAACCAAGCCAGGATCCCACCGAAATGTATAGTTATTGATGTACTTCATGCTATCGCCTCCCCTATGACAATATCGTATCAGACACATGAGGAAGAGGTAATTCCGGTACAAGAATAATCTGAGCACCTACCTCTTCGGCGGCTTTTTTCTCCCCCTCGTCCAAATCATCAATGGTACGGTCGCCTCCCTTTACCCAATAATCAGGCTCCACCTCCAGGATAGCACGCTCCACCGTTGGCTCATCCCATTCAAAAACAAAGCCCAAGTTATATCGTAGCATCGGGACGATGGCCAATGCCCGTTGCTCCCAAGGCGGAACAGGATAGGGCTTAAGATCCCTAGCTACCCTATCACTTGCCAATGCTACAAACACTACCACAGAACAGGGACGGCGGCCCAACCCATAGGCATATACAATTGACCATGCCTGCCCAGGAGTGATACCCTGCCCCCCAAACACGCCATTGGTAAGCACAATCTTATATGGGGCGCGAATACGGACCATTCTAGCCAACTTATTGATATTAGCATCCTTGATAACCAATCCTGCGCCTCTATGGTACATCTCCAATGCAAACCATTGGAAATCTTCATCAGTCATCTTTTCCTGACCTCAATGCCACTGAGATAGCCCCCAGGATAATCCACATCAATACATAAAGGCAAAATGCCCGTGCAAAAGAAATCGGCGGGGAAAGGTCAAACGCAACATTTATACAAACTTGAAACAACTTGGCCAATGCCAAATGTAACAACACTACAACAATACTAAGGGCAGTCAGTTCTTTCCAAGAATACATATACTCCTATCCCCTTTCATGCGGGATTTTTGGTGAGGAGGAACCCCGCGAAACCCCCGAAGGGCTAAAATGACGTGCTAACCAAGTCAGTCTTAATCCCAAGTGCAATGCCACGGTCAACAACACCAACAACGGTCACATCAATTTGCCCCGTAAGTGCCCAATCCAATGACCCACCAGGTTTGGTAAGGGATGTTATATGATCCACAGCCCAGAACCCTACCAACCTATCAGGAGTAATGAGGGCAAGCGCCGCTTCCTTAGGTTGCGGAATGGCAAATTCCAACCCTGCCGCAACGGTAATCTTATCGAGATTGCCCGATACCCAGATAGGCTGTATAGCCGACAGCGACGCTGTGAACTGCGCGGGATTGATAGGCTGAATGTTATCAACCAATAACCCTCGAGTAGGCCCTGCATATGCAACCGACACTACTAACAACAACACAAGTACCATAAGTAGATTTTTCAACTATTTCACCTCCCTCCCGCGAAATTATTTTCCACATTACAGACCATCGCATGTTTCGGCCAACTGTGGCCCTATGCGGAATTTTCCGCCCCCCACAAGAGGCACGAACACCCAATCGGTATAAACTTCAAACGGCGCAAAGGAATGCAATCCCGCGTATTCTTTTTTGCACCATTCTTTCGTCGCCACGTATAGGCCCTCCCCACAATCATCTGTGGGCGAGAGATCCACATCCATCATCTCGACTCTAGTGCCCTCCGTTACATCTGCAAGGTCGCCCGAAGGTTCTACCCATTGGTCATCCTTAGTACGCAAGAAAACCTTACATAGTACATATTCCCCTTTCCTATTGCGCGGGATATTGGCCAGAATTTGCCGCACATCAGGAAGGCCGTTAACACGCACGAGTCTTGCCTTCGCTAAATTTGCTCCCCTGATATTTGCATCCGTTAGGTTGGCATCCGTTAGGTCGGCACCACACAGATTTGCACATTGCATATTTGCACGTTGCATATCAACATTCCTTAACGTAGCACGTATTAGATTGGCCTCACATAAGTTAGCATAGTATAATGATGTACCCTCTAAATTTGCATCCTGCATCATCGCACCCTGAAGCCTAGCCAAAGTCATATCTAACCCGTGGAGGTCGCACCCCCGTAAATCTGCACCCCAAAGATTCTTCCCCACAAGGGATTCGACCTTTTCCCCTTCCTTCCGTCGGAAGTTCCATTCATACGAGGGAATACCCAAAAGGTCATCAAATGTCAACATCTTTGCTCCTCCTTCTAAAAATCATCTCTCGTTGGATATCGGTGTTCACCCGACTTCTCATCATCCCACCAGTTATCCATTACCTCATCTCCTACCAGGTCGCTCAACAAACCCCAAAATTCAGAATCAATATCAGCGGGGAGAGCGCCAGCAATGCTCTCGTTGCGAATGTACTCCATTAGTGATATAACACGACTGTGAATCTTATCGGCTACATTGCACCCACGGATGGCACTTACTTCAAATAACTGCCCTAATCTTGATTCCTCAAGGATGGTCTTAGTATATGACTTCGCATAAGACCAATATGCATCCCACAAATCATCAAGATATTGAGGGGATTCCAAATAATGCGCAAACGCTTTTTCTGCTTCAGATTCCGATATGCGTTCCATTTCATCTCATCCCTCTCCCCTAAAATTAGGGCGGTGGGGAGAAAGGCTAGCCAAGGGGAAGGAGGCGAAACCCTGGCCAGAGGCCTCTTGCCCATCCCCACCGCCGGTCCCCTCATTCCTTGCGGAATTGCAAAACATAATGGTGATGAACATTCGATACCCATGCACTGCCCAACCCATACGGGCAGAGATTGGCATTATCTTGGCACCAAATCCGCTCATCTTTGAGCACCAATGGCGACTCACCATAAGTGTTACGGTCCAACGCCACTGCAAGGTCCCAAGCCAATGGGTATGCTCTGCCCTTTACCTTTATATTCTTAACAATAACAGTCATATATCCATCAGGTTTGAGGAGCCGCCCAACCTTAATATAAATTTCCGCCAAATCAGAGATGAATTCATAATAATCAACAATGTTACCAACATCTCTATCATCATCTGAATAATACGTTTCCAGCCCCTTTTCTCGGCGTTTCTGTTGTATCATTGCCCCCTTCCTGCGTAGCATCGTCCAATATGGAGGCGATGTGATAACATAATCCACATCGCATTCGCCTACAACACCAAAAGATTCTACATCACGGGCATCCCCCTGGATTATATCGTAGCTACATGTGATACTACCCTCATCATATAATGACGGGTGGTCACTAGCAATCAATTTCTCCATCCTATTTATCCCTATCTTAACATATTTCTCCTGGAGTTCGACTCCAACAGCACTTCTAGATGCATTGAATGCCGCCACTAATGTTGATCCTGTGCCCATCATTGGGTCGAGCACTACTTGGCCCTGCTTGGTAAAGAATCGAATAAATTCTTCCACCAAAGTTTCGGGGAATGTGGCAGGGTGCAACATCACATCCCGCCCCCTGGGGGGAGGATTATGCACGAACCATGACTTTGTAAACTTCACCCAAGATTTCCCATCCAGATCATTCAACTTGTTGGGAATCCGGCTGTTCCATTCGCCCACAGGTTGTGCTGGCCGTGTTACGGTCTTACTCCACTGCCTCAATCTCAATCTTCTCCCCCGCGCCCAAAAGCACATCTAAGCGCTGGTATATATCGTTCCTCAGGCTACGAATAGCCATTGGCAATGTAGGGCCATCCCCTGTTGCCAACACAGCATCAACATCCACCTTTGCCTCGACATCATCGGAAACATCCGTGTCGAAATGGCAAACTAACGTTGCATACACATGGCCGTCATTTTCCTGGTAATAATTCACTTTCAGGGCAGGCTTATTAGAGCCAAAATAGTATAGCATTGCACTCCCTCCTTTCACCATCTATTATAGCAGAATTTGCATGGGAAGTCAACCCTTTTTCGGCAATTTTTCCGCAAAAAATGCTACCTCACTTGACAATCCGCGCAAAATATGATAAAATCCAATCAAATCACGAAAGGTGGTGCCGCCATGCCAAGAAGCAAGGAAAAAGGCAACCAATTCGAGCGATTGATAGAAAAGAAACTCCAAGACGCATTAGGAAAACCATTTGCCCGCAGGACCGACAAAGGTCGCGGGGACATAGAAATATACCTTGATGACTGCACATATTTAGTCGAGTGTAAGAACGACAAGTCAATAACATTGGAGGTAGCATTTCAACAATCATGTGAATGGGCCGATGAAATCGCATTAAAATACCCCGAACAAATCATCCCAATAGCCGTAAAAAGGCGTAAACCAGGAAGCAGATTCATTGATGTAATGCTATGGCTGAGCGATTTATGTTGGCCTAACGACCCCCCTCAAATAGCCAAGGAAATGAAGGTTACTATTTCGTTTGGGGATTTTGTTAATTATATTCTTTGGCGCAAAAATTTGCGCGCAGAAAAATAATCACTTCCCTCGCTCGTCATCAATTATAGCCCCACAACGGGTGCACTTCAACTTGCCTTTGCCAATGGCATAACGCACGGGATGTGTACAAGGTTGCTTTTGCTTCCTTTGCTTTTGCGCCGTTTGTTTTTGTTTCTGAGGAGCCATTATCGCTCACCAACTTCCTCGAAAAAACTCTCGAATGCCATCCCACATTTCTCGCATGAATCCCATAATCAGGGAGTTTGTCTTTGTTGTTTCATTATCCTCACGTGCCTCCGAAGGGCACTTATTGGCTTTTTCGATTGCGTATGCCACGAAGCAATATACCATCCATCCCGTAATCGCAAGCCCAATGCTTATGGCTATGCCCCATATACACCACCGCGTAAACTCGGCATATAATGGGGTGTTCGGTTGAACGGGCCACGGGTGGCCAGTCCACACCCAAATGCCCCAGGCAGCTATGTGGCCTAAACCTCCTACAACCACCAACATAAATACTGTTCCTATGCACCCAAGAGCCATTATATCTTCGTCAGTCATTTTGCTCCCTCCTTCTGCAGTATGTGTTAGAAACGCCATAAACGGCCTGTGGGCCTCCGAACCATCCAATAGGTGAACGCAAGCGGGCCATCAATCATTCTTCCTCTGGAGCAAATTAACAATTCGCAACACAAACGGTAGAAGTTAGCGCGGCTTATAACGTAAACGTTATATTAGCCGTTTTCCTTTACTCCATAATCCTCGACGAGCGTCTCCCAAAGCCTCTTGCAAGCCAACTCGCGCGTCCGGCCCGAAGCAACTATAGCATAGCCTTCTGGTCCCCAACAAAGAGTCATCTCCGCGTGCCATAAGCTTAGGCGAGGTGCAACAAAGCGGTAAGTGCCAAACGGCAAATCCCCGTAAAGGTCAGGCAATGTTTCAGCATATCGTTTGCATTTATCATAGTAAGTCATCGTTTTCCCTCCTTCGCTTCATTCCCCAAGAATCGCTTTTTAAGTATTTCTTGTGCGAGATTCCAGGCCCTAAGGTGCTCCTGGAACTTCTGCTCTTTTGCTCGCTCCGATTTGATCTCCCTCTGCATTTCTTGGTAGAGCCTCCCGAAGTAGGCAATTACCCACACAGATGCTATGGCCACCGCGAAAGACACCCAGGCAGGGTGAGGCACCTTATCCAACCCGATATGGGCTATCGCCCCCAGCAACAGCCAGGCGAGGATAAAGCCAAATACCCCCTTGAATGGTACATCATCGGAGTCAACGATCGGCCCCGTCCACGGCACCAGCAAGACGCCCACGATTCCTTTCGCTACAGCCGCCACACCACAAAGGGCGTAGTAGAATGGTAGCAGAAAGTGAGATTGCATTATTCCCCCTCAAGCATTCACCACAGCATAGCGATTTATCAATTCACTACTTGCAATTACATGCCAGACCGCCAGGGGGGCAGCAGTATACCGATAAGCATTAAAGAAACCACCGCTTCTCTTAACATACTGCCTACACTTTTGATAGTAGGTCATAGCTCATCCTCCTCCACTCCATAATCATCTACGAGTATCTGCCATAGGTGCTTACAAGCAGATTCGCGGGTGCGAGCTTGTACTATAAGGACTACCCCATTCTGCCCAGTGCACACCTCCGCCTCCCAGACTGCAGGCTTTTCGTCCGGTGGAATACAACAAGAGAACCATGCGTAATCCTTCTCATCT